TTATGAATTAGATAATATAAAGCAGTTCTTTTTATTTGATATTCATCTTGAATATCTGATTGAGTTATATAAAATTTATAAGTTTGAGTAGTTTCATCAAAAACTTTGTACTTATATTCTTTATTATTTTTTGAATTTTTAGTTCGAGCCATTGTCCTTTTATTATATATATAGAAATTATTTTTTAAACTATTTATTAAATAAATAGATTAATTAAATAATTTAAGATTTTTTAATTTAAGCAGTGAGCATAACTTCACCGCCTTTAATGGTCATCATACGTTCAACTATAGAAAAGTATCTAACATCGCGTCCTACATTATCAGCAGCAGTATTAGTAATAGTGTGGAGCATCTGAACTGGTTTCTGACCAATTTGTGTTGAATTGCCTGGAGCATTAATTGGACTAACACTTAAATCACATCCTAAAAAGTGTTGGGATCCGAGAAGTTCTTTTTGATTATTACCATTAAGAGTAGCTGCGGCAAAAGGCTCATTATTTTGAGTATTATCAGCAGACTGTTTATTAGTTGCGATATCCTTACTATATTCGGCATTAGAGATAGCAATATCAGTGCCAAAACACTGTCCTAATTGATAAGCTTTTTGACTTTCACTCTGAACCTCTCTGGGATAAACTTGTTTATCATTAAGTCTAATATTATAACTATCGGGGACGTCATAGGCATCACTAGAATAAACACCCATCATTTTATTAACATTACCAGATTTGTGGGCGTGGGTAAGAATTGCCCTAACGTTCATACCACTTAGACCCAAGTCCCTTACAATTCTTTCCTGAACTGGTGTGTTTGCAGCTGGAGTAGGATTACTGGCGGGCCAGGATGTTGAAGTTAAAACAACATCTTCATAGGGAATATTAAGACCGTCGTTCATAACTAGCTTAGCCAATTCGTTCATTCTATTATCTGAATAGGTCAAATAATCAGCGAGAAATTTAACATTTTGAGTAGCTACGGTAATTGATGTATCACCAGAATAACCACTCTCAAAAACACCTAAAACCCCTTCTACGCCATCAACTTGAGTATTAAAGGATAATTCTATACTGCAAGGCTGCGAAATGAGGAATAAAGGCAGCTGGATATTGCGCATAGCGGGAAATAATTCACTAATCTTAATACTAAATACAGGAGTTTTACCAACTTCTTTAGTTAATTTAAATGCCTCTAAAGGTTCGGAGGCTGTATTACTACTTTTGTAATCTACATCCCTTAACTGTAATAAACCAGTCTGAGAATTATCGGGACATACTACATCTATACATCCTGCTTTAACCATATCTTTTTGGGACTTTTCCTCAGGAGTTTTAAAAGAGCGACGGATTGACTGATAATAAGCATATTCGTCGGAAATTGCTACGATTTTACTACCAATTCTTAAAGTAGCCCTTTTGATTAAAGAGTGAATACCGGTCTTAATTGGCAGATAAGCCTTTTTATCACCGGCGGTGCTAGTTTGAACACTAAAAGTAATTGCACTACCCGTATCAAGAATGCCTTTATTTTCAAGTACGAATCGAGCAAAGCTATTATTGATTACAATAGGGTCTAGAACATTAGTTTCGATATTCATTGTATCAACAGTCGCCATAGGCGTAGTTTTAAGAGAATCTGGAATAGTTGCCATTTTATTAAAAGCAAAGAAAAAAAAAATTAAAAAATACTTTTAATTAATTAGTAATTAATTAAATTAAATAAAAAAATAAAAAATCTTAAAAGGACTAGTTTGGCAATAACATATAATAAAAGTAAATGCCAATCTGGTCCAAGATTAAACACTAACCATAATACCATTAGGACTATAAGTTAATACATTTTTAGCAACAACATAAGTATAAACACTATTAGGACTATTACCATCTAAATTGGATTCAACTCTTAAGGCATAATTAGTATTTTTAAAATCAACACCTACACGAGTTAGAGGGTCCATATTAATACCACAGCCAAAAACAGGCTGTAAAGGTTCAGCTAATGTGTTATCATTACGGGGTGTAGGTTCATTTTGGAATCCTATATCATCTCCAACACCATTATTAGTATTAAGACTAACTAAAGAATGATTAAAAGAACTAAGAGGTTTAATACTATCAATAAATCTTTGGTCTAGTTCTGTCTGAGGTCTATTTTCATTAGCCTCTTCTTCTACATCTAAAGCGTAATCCAAAGGAAATTTGGATCCACCTCTTATAAAAGATACTCTTCTAATATTTGCGTCCTGGTCAAATGCCCCACTATTAGAATTTTTCAGTCTTCCGGTTGAGAATCCATCAGCACTATAATTATTAATCTGAGTAGTTGGGATAAAATTATGAAATACTGAAAGAGTATTAGCAGTTCCTAAATTATAATTCTGAGTCTGGTCAGAACTATTAAGAACTCCGTAGAGTTGGGAAATAGAATTATACATAAACTGGCCGGTTGCGGGGGCGCTCATCTTTTGACGTCCAGCATCATCGGGAATAAGAAGGTCATAAGTTAAACTAAGGTTTTCTAATTCGTAGAATGCTCCTGTAGATATAGGATTAAATAATTGTTTTGTTTCAGTACCATCAGCAGCAAAAGTAGAATATCCACTAAGGACTTGAGCATCAGGGGCCAACTCAAGATTTATCAATAATCCCCTTAAGCCATTGTTTCCCAACGGGAGAGGAGACCCCGAATTTAAAAGACCGGTTCGCAGAGGAATACTAAAAGATACATCATTATTAACATTATGAGCAGATACAAAAGACCTACTAGCAGATGCGGGATTACCAATACTATTTGACGTATCAAAATCAGATGCTGAATGAGTAGTAGCCATAACACTAGATAAATAGCGTCCATAGCTCTTAACAGATTCAAGTGTTTGATTAGATGTTGTAGCTAATGTAATTTGTTGTATTACGCTAGCAACACCAACACGAGAATTTAAAGCAATACCATTACTGGCAGCTGCACCACCTGCACTATTTGTAGGATGAATTAAATTAGAACTATTAGAGCCAGGGGCTTGAAGTCTTAGAGTGCCGTTAAGCCTTAAAGTAGAAGCATTTAACAGCTTATCCTGATTTGCAATCTGAAACTGAACTATAGGAAATCCCTGTTTAAAACTATATGCACGTCCGGGAGGATTGATTGGAAAAATCTCACTTTTCTCAACTGAGTTAATTGCGGTAGCCATTTTATTAAAAGCAAAGAAAAAAAAAATTAAAAAATACTTTTAATTAAATTAGTTATTAATTAATTTAATTAATAAAATAAAAATTATTACATAGCTGAAACATTTCCATTAGAAACAACCATTCTTCTTAAATGGCAAACATAGTGATTAAACATTTTTTGTTTAGTAGCCCCAACGTATTCAACCCTTAAACTTAAATCTCTAGAATTTAGATCCGAAACTTGACCATATCTACTCATCGCCCTACCTATAAGAAATTTTTTAGGAACTCTTTGAAGGTCTCTAACCCCAAAACCACAATTGGTGAATGCTTTCTCTAATTCGAGAAGGTGAAGAGCCTCAGTATGAGGATGAAGATTATTATATCTAGTTAAACTAATTGGTCTATCTGGAATTAGAGAGGAACCTAGAGAATATTGGTAATTTTGACATCCATCAGTTTGACCCCTAAAACTATCATCTCTTAAGTTTAATTGCTCGGATTGAGCTAAAGGAACAGAAAGAACAGAATAGGCTCGCATCGCAGTAGCCGGAATTAGTTGATTAGTAAGACCATTAATAGCATTAAGATTAACACGATACGTAGAGTAAGTTTTATAATCGAGTGCTAATCCTTTACTGCTTTGCATTTGATTTATCATACTTTCTACATAACTAGTCGGAGGAGATACAACGCCTAAAACATATTCCATATTACTAAGAACACAATTAACGGCTACAGCAGCGGCATCAATTTGAGCCTGAGGAACATTAGAAACAGAAACACCGTTAAGGCGGTCATTCTGTAAAACATATACAGCAGAACCAGCTGCAAAATCCTTTCCAAGAGCATCACCATTGGCGCGGTCTGGACAAAAAGATATTTCTAAATCATTATCGCCATCTTTATCAAATTTGGTAATAACACCAAGACTTTTAACGTCAGCACCAGTACCAACCATCAATCTATCTCCAATACTAAAAGGATTATTATTAAAGGGGGTAGCATTACGATTAACACCAAGACCTGAAGAAGAATCAGAAGGTTGTCTAATAGTGCAAGTAAAAACATCACCAACGGCGGTTTTTTCTTGTTTAGCGGCGGCATCAGCACCAGTAGCGCCGAGAATAGCTACTTTTAATTCTACGGCTTGGTCAGCAGCAGAACTATCAACATTAACACCTAAAGACCCAGTTTGAAATACACAACTACGACTAATATTATCTAAAGTCATTTGGAGTCTAAGACCCTGAGTTGCTACTAATGGAAAAACTTTGGAACCAGACATAATACCAGAATAAAGAGGCATACTAATTTGGAGAGTTTTGGCAACTGGGTCAGATGAAACAGCACTAGAACTCCAATCGCCACCAGATGCGTAATAAACTGAATCCCCAACGCCGGGGTCCTGAGATTGACCCTCAAACATAGTTCTTTTGTGGGCAATACTATCATTTTGAGTATAACCCCACCACTGAGACGTTAAAACATTGTAATCCTGAACTTCTTCTAAATTTGCTTTAGAGCTACCATCCTGGATCCGAAAATCTCTCCATAAACTATGAACACCAGAGCGAGTAGAGGGCTGAGGGCGTCCTCGTCCTGAAAATTTAATATTAAAATTCAATTTGGATTCTTTGGGGTCAAAAAATCCCAAATACTGAGGGAGTAAGAATCGAACTTGATTCTGGCCTTTAGGGTCATAATCAACTTGGGCTTCGGGTTTAATCTGAACAGATTTAGTAGGAATGTAATTTCCTGAACCTTGTTGTTTAAGCATTTTATTATATACATAGAAAATAATTTTAAATATTTTTTTAATTAAACAAAAATTAAAAAAAAATTGTTAAAGTAAAAATTAATTAAATTTTTGGGAGGAGGTCTTAATACAATTTTTACTTTTTACAAATTACAAATAATTGATTGATTTGACTATCAATAATATTATATTAGATATTTATTTTTTCTTCATCATATTTTTTGCAAGATTTAATCTTTTCATCATAATCTTAGACATTTTAATATCTTTTCCTCTAAATTTAAAAGTTTTGCCAACTTCTTCTTTTAACATTTTATTTACTTCTCTCATCGTTAAAGGTTTATCATCTTCTTTTAACTTTAAAGATTTTCTAAGACCATCTTCTTTTATCTTACCTTCAGTTTCTTCAAATAATCCATCTTTAGTTTTAGCAGCTTTACGTTTGGGTTTAGCTACTGCTTTCTTTTTTGAACTAGCATACATTTTATTATAAGTATAGATAAAAATTATTATTATTAAATAATAATAATTAAATTATTCTAATTCTTTTTGTTTTATCATACGCCCTTCTTGCTTTCTTTTACATAATGTTTTTGTATCCCATACTATAGTTTCTTTTTGATTACCTGTACCTAAATCGGTTTCGTGGCTTTGTCTTTTCATACCACATCCGTGTAAGGTATGTAATGTATTTTGTAGTCTCGGGTCGTTCATTCCCCCATCAACGCTTAGCGTTCTACCTGTTTTTTTACATTTTTTCTTATGTAGCCTTTTGGCTAAATCTCTTACCTTTTCACCTTTATGTGTTATAAACTGATAATCGCAGTTAGGACAGTAATGGTAATATTGGTCTATTGTTGTGGTCATATTATACTTATTTTGCTTTGCTTTTTTAAAAAAATCAATTTTATAAAATCATTTCAATTTAATAATTAATTTAAAAATAAAAAAATTTAATCATTTTATAAAATTTATAGCGGACCACTTTGGCATTAACATATAAAGAAAGTAAATGCCAATCTGGTCCTAAAAAGCTGATGCTGATGCTGGTGTATCAACTACAGAATCAAAACTAGGGATAACTACCTCACCTTTTTGGCTTGTTGTTTGTTGAGGTGGGGGAGGAGGTTTTGGCTTACTACTATGATGAAATAGCTCAAATAAACCAATTCCCAGAGCCACTAAGCCCCCTACAACTGGTACGGCTTCAGCTGCTACTGATGCTACGCCTAATGCTGTATCTAAAGCTGTTGTTGCGGCTACATCACCTGCAACCTCACCAGCAACCGCCCCACCGGTTTCGGCAGCAGTAGCCAGACCACTAGCAGTAGCTTCACTTGTCCCCTCTGCTACTGCAGTTGTTTCTGTTGTTGCGCCCGCTGTATCTGCTGTAGCTGTTTCAGCACTGGCTTCCCCTGCTGTTTCAGTTGGTGCTGCACTTTCACCGGTTTCAGCATCTGCTGGACTAGGTGCTGGTTCAGGCGCTGTTCCAGTGCCTCCTGATTGTATTTGTGGTATATCTATATTTGCACCTTCTGCAGTAATACCTGTTGTCCCTCCGCCAGTGCTTTCCCCTAAAATTTCTGGGCCTGCACGTTCTCCACTACCAAGAATTGTATTATCAGCTAATCTACTAGCTGTTGTAGCGTCTTGTCCTATAGATAAATCCCCAGCTTCCCCTAAACCGCTTGGCAGGTCAAATTCATCAGTTGCTTCAGTGGAAAAATATTGTGTTCCACTTGCACTAGTTCCCGTTCCACTTTCTAATCCTGTGGATGTTGTTTCTTCAGCGGTGGTTGCTGCAGTTTCTCCTGTATTAGCAAATTGGTCTTGTAATTGTGCCGTAATTTCATCCTCTGTGCCTCCCGCTTCAGCTGTAGTAGTATCTGCTGCTGTATCAGCTGTAGTAGTATCTGCTGCTGTAGTATCAGCTGTAGTGGTATCTGCTACCGTATCTGCTCCAACTTCACCAGTGTCGCCAAGTTCTGATAAATCCCCCTCTTCTCCACCTACTTCCGTTTCATCCCCCTCCTCTGCTGTTCCATCCTCATCACCATCATTTTTACTTAATCTTTTTCTAACAGCTGAATACGTAGCTTTTAAAGCTTTAGTGCCAACATAAACTCCTTCAATTGTAGCACCCGCCTCCAATAATCCAGTTGCTTGCTCTTTTGCTTCTTGAACTTTTGCTTGAAAATCTGGAAGAGTTGAATTTAAGTAATCACTGTCATAAGAACTTAAATAATTTTGTGCTGAATCTAAGCTAGATCCAAAATTATTAACTGTATTATAATAGCCTTGTAATCCTGACATCTTTTATTAATAGTAAAGAAAAAAATATTTTATAATCTTTTTATTTCTTTTTTTCAAAACCTTTTCTTGCCGTTTTCCTTTTCCCTCCTTTTTTAGTTGTGTCATCTAATTCCTTATCCTTACCTTTACCAGTTGTTTTAACAGCGCCTTTTTTACCTTTAGATGTGCCTTTAGATTTATTATAAGCCTCCCTTAATCCCTTGTCCTTC